CTTTAGATTTTTGGTCGTTATAGTGTAGAAATACTTGGGCACAGTTATCACCTTGAAACTCTTCTCTCCAATGTTCTAACTCCATACCTCTATAAACTAACATATCTCCAGGTTTTAAATTTACTGTGATACCTTTATTATTACTAGATACGGTTATTTTTTTACCATCAGGTATACCAACATTTTTCTTTGGCTCTAAATGTATAGGCCAAGGGTCACCACCAAGATTTAATGTTGTAGATATTTCACAACTAAATCTATCTTTGTGTCTATGTAAAATATCACCTGGTTTATATATTCTTGCGTAAGAATAGGTAGGATATAATTTTAATCCTGTTTTCTTTTCCATAATAGGTAAAGTTCTCATTAACAAAGTTTCCATAGCTATATCTGCGTAATGAGAATATGTATTTGGAACCTGTTCATCAGACCAAGTACCCCATTCATTTGTAAATTGAGAAATATATCTCTGATCAAATAAAGTTCTAGCAACAGTTCTTTTAAGTAAAAAGTAATTGTAAACAAATTCAGCTATCTCTTTTGGTACAGCTTCTTTGATGACACAATATTTATTTTTTTGAAAGCTCATTTTTTTGACTCCTTTCTTTTGATATCGCTGTTTCAACAACCTTAATATTCCAGTGTATAAATCTAAACGGCTCTAAACCTGGATCTACTGCAAACTGATGTGGTACATAACCTGGAAATATAATCATCGTTCCTGGTTTTGGTTTGTAATGAACTTGATTAGTTCCTAATGTAATTTGTTCTTGATTCTTTAAAAATAGTTTCGTCATCTCTGCACCAGGTCTTGGATCATGAAATATTGGGTAAGATGTTTTCTCACTACATTTTAAAAAGTAAAATCCCGATACGTGTTGATTCCAATGAACATGAGTATCGTGATGGCCACCACCTTTTTCACTAAATTCTTGTACCCAAAATTCTGTAAAATGTAAGCTAGTGTCTTTTAAATTAAATCCTTGCCAATCTAAAAACTCATAAGATCTTTGACCTATAAATTGTGCTAGATCTTTTATTTTAGGATCGGTTGAGAAACTTTCACTATGATAAGATAAACCAAATGTACCTATGTCTTTTTTCCATTTAGGTTCATTTTTTAATTTATCTTTTAAATTTTTTTGTGATTTTTTAATATACTTATCAGTTACTTTGATTGCATTTTTAAGAAACATTGGTGCCTCTGCAATCCATATTGGTGTCTGAAAATAAAATGCAGATTTAAAATCTACATGTCCTTTTGGTTTTTGTGGCGTACCACTTCCGCCTTGTTTTATATCACTCATATTATTTAAATGGATAGCCTAGATTCCATATCACTAGACTATTCCTTTCTCCTTTTGTTACGGGTTTGACTCTATGCCATACAAATGAAGGGAA